CTTCCGATTTTCGCGCAAACGCCGGTCTTTACGGTTGGCGCGACGGTGACCACGGCGAACACCGCAAAAGATGGCACGGGCACGGTGGTGCTGCTGTATACCGCTGGCGCGAACGGCAGTCGCGTTGACAACATCAAGGTGCGAAGCACGGGCACAGCGGTTGCCACGGTCATCCGCATCTTCGTCAACAACGGCGCGGTCAATTCAACGGCGACCAATAACTCGCTGTATGTCGAAGCGACCATTGCGGCGACGACGTTGTCGGAAGTGGCGGCGCTGGCAGACAACGTGATCGCGATGAACCTCTCGCTCCCAGCGACGTATCGTGTGTATGCCACGATTGGCACGACGGTCGCGACGGCGCTGCAAGTGTCTGCGGCAGGTGGCGATTACTAATGGCGGCGTTTAGCAGCCCCGCGATTGCGTTGCCGTCCACGGTCGTGGTGCCGAACAACGAGACCGTTGGTGGCACGTTGGCGGTGACGGGGGCGACGACGTTGTCCTCGACGGCCACGGTGACCGGCCTGCTGACACCCACGGGCGGCATGAAGACGCCAGTGAACCTCTATCTGTACGCCACGTCTGGAGGCTTTTGATGCCGGTGTTTGGCACACCCGCGTTTGTCGTGCCCGCGCTCCATACTGAGGTGAACAACGGGAGTAGCGGGACGGCAATCACGATTAACTTTGCCTTGAGTGGTTCCCTGCAACGGGTCACGCGGAATGGGAACGCCACCTATACGCTGATACCGCCTGCGGAGCCGGGCACGGTCATTCTGAAGTGTGTGCATGACACCACGGCCACGGTGTATACGGTGACGTATGCGCCTGCGGTGAAGAATCCTGGAGGTACCGCGTTTACCTTCACGAACACGGCGTCCGCAATTGATATCGTCACGTTCTACTGGGACGGCACGTTTTTCTACGCCGTAGGACAAGCGAACTTCTCGTGATTTTCAATGGGCTACCGGGGTTCTGGGGGACGAAGTTCTCCGCGACGGGCGGCACGATCACGACGTCGGGTGGCTACACTATTCACACGTTCACCACGGTGGGCACGACGAACTTTGTGACGACGGGCGCGACCGGGTCGGTCAACTATTTGTGCGTGGCTGGCGGCGCTGGCGGTGGCAAAGACACAGGGGGGGGAGGCGGCGCTGGAGGGTATTTGACGGGGACAGATAGCGTCAGTCCCGCCACGTATCCTGTCATTGTGGGTGCGGGCGGCGGCTCTCTCACGAACGGCGGCGCGTCGAGCTTTAATGCACATGCCTGCGTCGGTGGTGGGACAGGCGCAGATGGCGACAGCTCGAATGGTCAGAACGGCGGATCGGGCGGTGGCGCTGGCTGGTTTTATGTCGCAGCCGGGACGGGCACTGGTGGTCAAGGGACCAACGGTGGACTGGGCAATGCGCTGTATGCGGGCGGCGGTGGCGGGGGATCGACTGGCGCTGGAGGCAACGCTCCCAGTGGAGTCGTGGGAGGGAACGGTGGAGCTGGCACCGCCTCCTCAATCTCTGGCTCGTCGCAAACCTATGCTGGAGGCGGCGGGGGCGGCTGTCAGCCTCCTGACACACCCGGAAGCGGAGGGTCAGGTGGCGGGGGCGCAGGGAGTGGGTCGGGGAATGGAGCGGCTGCGACGTATTATGGAAGCGGTGGTGGGAGTGGTGGAGACACCTTTATTGGCGGCGCGGGCTATCAAGGCATTGTGATCATTCGGTATTTGACACCCGTCTAATGGACGACCACCAGCGACTCCTCGATGAACGGCACACCGCCGTGATGGCCGCGATTGCCGGGCTGGCCTTGCGACTTGATATCTTGAACGGCAAAACGCGGGCGTCCGAACTCGCGATTGCGGGCATCGCGGTCTTTGAAGATGGCAGCACGGGCGCGTTCACGCGCTGCCCACCAGCGCTCACGGAAGGCACCTATATAGATGCGTGTCTCGCCGTCAAAACCCGCTACGCGAAGGGGTTCTAGTGGATGATCATCAGCGCCTTTTGGATGAACGGCACACCGCCGTGATGGCCGCGATTGCCGGGCTGGCCTTGCGACTCGATGCCTTGAACGGCAAAACGCGGGCGTCCGAACTCGCGATTGCGGTGCTGTCTGATCGCAGTGGCCGCACCAATGCCGTGTCGATTAGCGCGTTGTCTGCCGTGGTTGTTGCCGCGATCTACTGGGCGATGAAGTGAACATCGACATGGTGCGCGATGATTGTACGGACCAGCGCACCTTCGGCACGATGACCTTTCCCGATGGCTATGTCTGCCAGACACTGGAAGACGTGGTGCGCCCTGCTGGCGTCAAGTTCGCCCACGAGACGGCGATTCCATCGGGCACGTATCCCGTGACGGTGACGATGAGTCGCCGATTCGGGAGACGGTTGCCCTTGATTGCGCCGGTGCCTGATTTTATCGGCATCAGAATCCATAGTGGGAACACCACGCAGGACACCGCTGGGTGTGTGCTAGTGGGGACACATCGAGGCCAGCGCGATGATCTGGTGGGGAGCCGCGCAGCGATGGCGGAAGTGCAGCAGCGCATTGCGGAGGCGCTGGTGAGTCCCACCGGCACCTGCACGATCACTATCGTGCAACCGACGGTCGAGACGACCGAGATTTTTCGGATTGAAGGAGCGCAATGAAACCACTACTCGTCCTTGGAATGCCGCTGTTGTGGCTGAGTGTGGCCTGTGTGCCGAAGACGCCCGTCGTCGTGCCGCTGCAGACCACGGCGCTGGAAACACATATCGTGGTCAAAGGCGTTGATGGGCGTGACGTGGAACACATCACGGGCCGTCTGGTCCGATTTGATAGCCAGCCAGACGTGGTGTGTGTGCCGATGTCCTCGGTCATGCTGACCTGCGCGGTGCCGAGCGATCTGGACTATGGGGCGCTGTTCACCGGCCATTTCGGGGGCGACGGCTACGGGGAGCTGGTGGAAGTGATTACCGCTGCGCCAGACGTGAATATCGCAGGGTTGCCATTGCTGGACCCCCCGTTGATGGACAAGACCGCACTGATCCACGGGTTTCAAGGGAATTTTAATTTCAAGCTCCCTAACTGCGACCTGCACCTTGATAATGCGTTTGATCCGTACGGGCTGTGGATGTGGATTAATCGCCCCGACTGCTTCCGTCAATGGCTCGACGCTCACGCGCAGCGCGGCGACAACGTCGTGGCTGTGGACCCGCGCAGCGGCTATCACGGCTATCAGGATGTGGACATCTGGCATGACCCCTCACGGTTCGCCGCGTTCCTCCGAGAGATTCGCCAGACCAAGAACGTGCGCGGGGAGTCGCTGCGGGCATTGGTGGTCTTCGGGGCTGACGGGCACATCGATGATATGACCGCGCCTGGGGCGCTCGACCACTGGAAGCAGGATGTGTCGGCGCTGGCGGCGGTGGCCCGTGACTGGATCGATGTGACGGTGCCGTGTTGGGAGTGTCGGCACCGAGGCGGCAGCGAGGGGCTGGGCTTCGCGGAAGTGAGCGCGGCGACCTACTACGAGATGGCCGCGTGGCTCGTCCAGCAGTTCCCACAGGCGGTGCATGGGATTCACTTGATCGAGAACAGCAGTTCGCCTTCTTCGTGGCCCTGTGCCGACTGTGTGCCGCCTGCGGATGCGGCGGACCCCGCGCACGGCAACGAGATCGAAGGCTGGACGTATATGCTCAGCCGTGGGATCGCGGATGTGTTTTTGTTTCAAGTGCTGAGCGGCGACCCCTATGTGAGAATGGACGCGTACCCCCCCGGACAAGGGTCGATTGAGCGCGTGATTGAAGTGTGCGTCCGGCTCTGTGATGACCCAGTCGCCGAGCAGACGCGGGCGCAGATGAACGAGAACCGGCACGGCTGGCCGGCGGTTCCGGTCCTTTGGTGGGAATTCGTGTACGACTACTATTGGAATAAAGGGCCGGATGACGCCATGCAAGTGCGGCGGTGCCAGCAGTTCCTCGACGTCGGGGGCTGGGGCTGCGGCTCGGCGTCCTACCGGCGACCGTAACCTATGTGAGTGAAGGAGACATGATGAAGAAAAGCCTATTCACCTCTCGGACCTTTTGGGCCAACATTCTCGGCGGGATTGCCGTCGTCGGCAGCGGCCAGCTCGGGATTACAATTCCTCACGCCACAGAGATTCTCGCAGTCGCGAACGTGCTACTGCGGATCGTCACTGTGCGCGGTGTGTATCTCCCCGGTCGATAACGATGCGACACCGCGCCTTCTTACTCCTCCTTATCGTCATCACCGTGGTCGCGGTGTGGGCGTCCGCGCAATCGCCGTTGCCTCCGGGAGTGCAGATCTGCACGGGCGCGTATGCGCTGTGTGCCTCCTCGACGTGTACGCCGGTGCTCAACGCAGACGGCAGTCCGAAGCTGATCACCGTCAACGTGCAGGGCGGCGGGACGGCGCAGTATCCTGAGATGTCCTGCACCTGTCCGATCAAGACGGGACCAGCCATTGCGGACGTACAGGGCGGCAACATGAAGGGCAGTTGCATCCCGCCCGGCAAGCATCAGGTCTGGAGCTTCTTCTCGGTCGCCGAGCATCTGCCGCAAGCCATGAATCAGTGGTCGAGGCTCCCGGCCAAGACCAAGGTGACGCCGCAGCAGTGTGGAGCGGACCTGAACCTCGGGGCGACGTTTGCCAACTGCTTCAGCTTCGCCTGCACTGAGACCACGTCGGTCAACGGGGTGCGACTAGCGGATTGCCGCTGTCCGGCGGGTGAGAATCTGGCCGGTGGACCCGTGGCCCCGGCCACGGCGTTCTCAATGTCAGCGGGTCAGGGCGACCCGACCTATTGCGGGCAGCATCCCGTCGGCGCACCGACGCCGTAACTTCTCTGTGCCTGCGTCAGCGATAGCCCCCCCTGTCGCTGGTGGCAATCCTGTCACGCTGAGAAGCCGCAGGCACAGAGACTGCTACGGGCACGGGCACGGGCCAGCTATAGGAGCAGGTCTGGCAGTAGTATTCGCGCCGTCCCGCTGTCACGATTTCCTCGGTCTGGGTGTCTGTGCACTTGGGGCAGTCAGGGATTAGCATCCCGTCACCGGACGATAGTGGGCGCACCAGCTCTCACGGCCCCACCCCCGTCCCGGCCCGCGCATCCGCTCGACACGCCGCTGCCGCAGCAGCCTGGTGACGCCGCGCTGGACGGTCTTCCATGGAAGGTTGATGCGCTCAGCGATATGACGGCTGGACGCCATCTGGCCGTGGAAGGCGCGGTAGACCGTCGCCGTGAGGTCGCCGTAGTGTAGTGCTGGGAGCGCCACATAGACCGGGAGGACCGGCAGGACCGGCGCGGGCACGTCGCGCCATGAGCGGCCAGACCAACTCACCACGTACTCGTGGTTCATACCTCGCCCCCCGCTTGCTCATAGGTGCCACTCCGGCCACCACGCCCACGAATGGTCGTGATGATGCGTCCGTTGCCGAGCAAGTTGCGGATCGCGCCGCGCACTTGGTCTGAGGTGTAGCGGGTGCGAGCGCAGAGGACGCCGATGGTGACAGCCCCGCCCTCGAAGGCCGCGAGCACGTCGTGGACATATTCCCCGTGATTCCGGTGCGGTCGGACGGGCGCAGGGCGCGTCCGTGTTCGAGCGAGATATTCCTGTATCCGCTGCGGTCGCGGGTAGAGACAGAAGGTCGCTTCGTTCGCGGGCAATGGGCAGCGCGTCATGATGACCCCGGCCCCGGCATCAGGACGGCATGGAGCGCCGCGTCCACTGAGCGCACAACCTCCCACGGGGCCTGCTGGAGGGCTTGCACGGCGCTGAGACGGGCCGTGAGGCCGCTCTTCACTTCAAGGGGCACCCAGTAGAGGCCGTTCAAGCACAGGAGGTCTGGGAGTCCCCTGCCGCTGATCTGCCAGACCGTAATCCCGCGTGACCGGAGCGCCTCGATGATCGCCGGTTCGATGGCATCTCGACGTTTCCCGGCCCCGCCTTTTCTAAACATCAGCCACCCTCACGAGCGCCCGTATCCGTGCGAGACGCGCCTCTTCACGCGGCGAGTCGTACAGGACGAGCGCCACCGCAGGGACGCAGTCCCAGCACCAGCCGTAGCCGTGCGGGGCGCGATCCGGATTCCACTTGCGGGATGTGCGGCGATGGCATGCCGGGCAGATCAACTGCTTGATGCCCTCTCTGTTACTCACAGCGATAGACCTCAGTTTGCGCCCGCATCCCATGCGGGAAGGCCAGTGGGCCGCACGTGAAGCTCTTCTCCTCGTAGACCACCCGGTCAGTCGGCTGGATGGTCAGCCGTCCATTGTCCAGCGCGAGAACATGCAATTCCTTGGCTTGCTCCGGCTGGGCCGAGAACCCGTCACCGACCGGCGCAATCGAGAACAGATACCGACCCTTGGATGTGGTCGCTCCGGTCTTGGCGAGGCATCGCAGTCCGGCGAGATACGGATACTCCACCGTCGAGAAGTCGGTGCCATAGCAATCCCACTTCTGCGCGTCCTGCGCTGTCCAACGAGCATAGGGGACCGGATAGAACGCCAGTGCGTGAGGCGGGAGATTGCGATAGACCGCGCCACTCTCTAACAGGATCGTGCAGCCCCACATCCGACCCGGTGTGGAGACGAGTCCAAACCAAACCGCTGGCTGATACCGAGCCGGGTACGCTGCCGTGCGCCCGGTAAACTCGGTGTCCACGAACACGTAGAGATGTCTGGGGAGTGCGCCGATCAGTGAAGACGTCATACGGTCAGCCACGATCTGACACACGCGACTCGAGTGATAAGGTGGGATAGCGGTCCACCAGTGGACGATACATGATGTGCTTCAGGCGGCGTCCACTCAGGAACGTATTCCACGCGATAATCGTCCACGCCATCGTGATCGTCGAACTGGCGCGGCGTCCCATGGCACGTCGATTGACCAAGAGTAACTCTCGGAGCATACGGACTGGGTCATACGTGTCGATGGAGAGACCGGTTTGCAACTGCTCAAAGAACGGACGTCCCTCAGGATGCTCACGCACGAGAAACGCAAAGGTTGTTAAGACGGACACATGTCCCAGTTTGCAGGCGGTGGCGCTCTTCGACGCCGCCTCTAAGGCCGGTCCGTGTTCAATGATGTATTCCAGCATCTCCTGTGCGGAGAACCCAGACTTTTGCAGAGACACGCGACCGGTGGACGCATACTGCCGTGCGCGACGTGCCGCAGAGACGACGGTGCTGATGTAGGCATGACCACGCATTTCCAAGAGATGCGGCACCGTCCGCATCATGCCCTGGTCAATCGTCACGAACGCCGACGGGTGGACGCCACGGGCGACTAACACGGGGAGGGTGACATTGGCCTGCACCATGGCATGCAGCCGGTGCTGCCCATCGAGGAGCGTCGTGCCATGCAGCACCACCGCCGCGCCGTTTTCCTGCCACCGCCCCTCAACCATGTCTTTCGCATACTGCGCGACCTTGCGGCTATCGATATGTCGTTGCCGAATGACGGCATCAGCTTGCGCGTCGAGAATGGTCTGCGCGTAGGTCGGGGTGATGAACTCGGTCTGATACGTAATCATGGAAGACATCTAGGACTCCTGTGTGATGGGGCGTGGCGATCACGCCACGCGCTCAGTAAGTTGACGGGTGCCACAGGCCCAACGGGAGGCGCAGGGCGTCGAATGTGGACAGTCGTAGCGAATCCCGCCGACCGAGACGGCAGGCGCGACGGGGGCATACTCATCCTCCCAGCGCCCCCCATGCAGCCACGTCGCGGGATGGCAGTAGTCCTGATAGTCAGGCTTGTGCTGGATGTAGGCCGCGACGGCGTCCAGAATCGTCTGGGCGTCGGTCAGGCGACGGGCCTTGAGATAGGCCACCTGCGCGGAGTGCTTCGCCACCTTCCGGGGATACGCGGCCCAGAAGGCGACAAAGTCGCGGTCAGGCGTGGCGTTCGTCATAGCGCAACCCGAGGAAGGCCGTGTAGGCGTCCATCAGGGACAGCCAGACACGGGGGTGTCGATCTGCCGCCCCCGGTTGGGTGAGACGCGCCCCCCGCCGCAGCCCCGGTTCATCGGGCTGCGACAGGAGCGCCACGTAGGCGTCGTAACGATTAGAAGGGAATAGAGTCGTCGTCATCACTCGCACTCTTTCGCACAAGACGGGGGGCGGCGCTCGCGGCGGGAGCCGCGCCGTCGCGGGGCTGACTCTTGAGGATGCGCCAATCTGGCCCTTTCTCCGATTTCTTGGGGGACGGGGTGCTGAAGACGACCACCCGCTGTTCGTGGGCACACGCGGGACAGGTTACCTGCCCAGACATAAAGATCTTTCCGGCGGTCGACTCTTTAATCCACAACACTCCAAGTTCGTTCTCGTCTTTTTGAAACGGCATTACACACACTCCTTCAGGGGATACTTCGCGTTGAGATGAGTGACGAGGGTGTCCACCTCGTCGAGGAACGTCCGCAGCGCCGCGTCGTAGGCGTCGAGGTCCACCGCGTCGCGGGACACCGCCAGCGTGAAGAGCGGATACCGGGCAAACACGGGACAGTAGCTGGCGAAGTGAATCACCGACGCGCCGGTCAGCCAGAGCGCATGGGTGAGTTGCGCGATGTAGCGGGTCGGGATCGTGGTCGGGGCGTCGAGATAGTCCAGATGGGTCGCCATCCGGGGGCACTTCGTCTCGACCAAGATGTCACAGCCCGTGCCGACCACGCCATCAGGGGAATAGCCCACTGGCAGGGTGTCATGGGTGAGATACCCCACCGCCCGAATCGCGCCCGGCAGCGCCCCCGAGAGTTCGAGCGCGACCAGCGCCTCGGGTTCAAGATCCATCCCGCGCTGCATGTCCGAGGAGACAAAGGTCGGGCCGTCATCAGGCAGACCCGACAGGCGTTCCCGTGCCAGCAGCATCCGCAGGTCACGTCGACCGGCGGCTTCACCGCTGCCCTTGACCTTGGCTAACACATGTTCCGCTTGTGAGGCCGACACCCGTCCGCACCGCAGCGCAAACCACTCGGGCGTCCGTTGCTGCACGTGATGCTCGATCATGACGGCATCGCCTTCACGGTGCGCTTGACCGCCGCCTTCACCCGAGCGATCCCCTCCGCATAGTCGGCGTGATCCCCAGACAGGGGGAGGGCGAACGGCAAGGCGTCACCGACCGCCACCGTGACCGCACTCGCGGGCACCCCCGACAGGGCCATCGTCTGGACCAGTGCCACAGCGGGGGCCACCACGGCCTCCTGACGGGCCTTCAGGGCCGTCCAGAGGTGTTTGTCCTTGCCCCGCAGCACGGCGGCGTAGGCAGGTTGAAGCTTAATCGCCGCCACCAGTGCCTGAAAGTTCCCGGTGTCGGCAATGGGCGTGAGCGACTCCAGCCATGCGGCGTAGGCGTCCTGCGCGGCAGCGGCAGCGGCGTCCTCTTCCATCGGAGCGTCTTCCCCCGCGTAGATGTAGAGGCCTAGTCCGCACAGGGCAATCGCCTTGACCAGTGCGCGTTGCATCGCTGAGTGAATCGCGAAGGCGTCCGGTCCCACGATGGCCTTGTTCTTATGGTCCATCACCGGGAGCCACGCCGTCTTCGACCGTCCCCCGACGGCCACAGTGCAGCAGACCATCGCGGTGCCGTCCTGCAGGAGACAGACGGGCTGGTCGTTCCACAGGCGGTATTCCCATGAGGCATCGGGATCAATCCGCAGGATCTGGTCCACGGCCCATGCCCAGGACAGATAGGTGAGTCCGCCCTTCTTCTCGGTGTGGTCGTTCACATTGATCGCGGCGAGTGTGGTGTAGGTAATCTCAGTCATTGTGCCTCTCCCCGAAGGGTGTCAAGTTCGAGCTTCTCTTTGATCAGCGCGTCCACGGTCTGCTCTAACCAACTGTCCGTGGCCACGAGCCGTAAAATCGCCGCATTCACCATCGCCGCGCTGTCGCCGCAGGTCTCGCGCAGCACGCGGTAGAGGCGCGGGGGCATTCGTACGCGGAGCACCATCATTGGACTCCCCAGCCGTAGGCGCGATCCGGGTCCGGGTCCGGCTCATCGTGATCATCGTGATCGTCGCGGTCATCGTCTCGCGTCTCCTCCCCATACGGGTCATCATCAGGAGGCGTGGTCTTCCAGTCGTCATAGGTCATCGCGACACCTCGCCATGGCTCGTCTTTCACAGATCACAGACGTGCAGATCCGGCGTGACCACAGTATAAGAATGCTACAGATGTGTCAAGGGAGCCGTAATGTGGGATGCTTCCGGAGCAGGGACGCCCACGCCTGCGAGAGCTGGAGGCGCATACATAAGGACGGCCGTCGCACCCCTTGGTCCCACGCATGAATCGTCCGGGCCGAGAGGAGCCGCCCATCCTCAAAGATGAAGTGATCCGCAAAGTCTTGGCAGGATTCACGCAACACCACGCGGCGAAAATGTTTAATCTGCGCGGGGACCCACGGGATCGGCACGTACACTGGTCGGGCTCTTGGCATAGCACAAGAGTAGCACGGCGCTGCTATGGAGGTATCTCACCACTGAGATACACGCCCTCTATTCCCGCCATCTTCTATAGAAGAGGCACGGTACGGTGTCGGCGGCTCCCGTGTCTGGCCCCGCCTCAGTCCCCGAGAGAACCTAGCAACCAGACTATGTGCGCTGACTGGACCCCGGAAGGGGGATGGCATGGGCGAGAGTCGTCAGGGCGCGACGTTGCTCCCTCGCCAGTCGCACGACGAAAGGGTATGGGGTGACGCGACGGCTGACCCCAGCATCCGAGAGCGCGAACACATACAACGTGCCCCGCAGCGTGGGAAAACCTGAGCAGGAAAAGTGAGGTAAGATGGAGACGTTGTCTCCGTCATACCGCAGCTCCTTCTGCTGTCTGACTGGTGGAGGGGATTTTGCCATTCCCTCCACCGCTTTTCTGAGCCTATCATAGAACATGCCCCGCCGCATCTATGCCGACGATCCCGCCGTGTCTGCCGATTGGCAGGATCTACTGGGTCTCGAAGCCGACAGCAACACGTATAACTGGCGGCATTATAAAAAAATCGCCCTGCGCCTCGCGGATCGCGTCGAGGCGTTGGAGCAGCAGTTGCGAGCGTTTACCGGCACCGCCCCTGTGCGCCGCGCGGTGAAACGTCCACCGGTGTAGGGATCGACCAGAAGATCGACGGGTAGGCGTGGCTCAGGGCGGATCGAGGAACGACGAGCGGCATAAACGCCCCCCGTGCGGCCCACGCCGATTCTGGTCGGGCCTCTGCCACGAACCGCGCGCGGGAGATCCCGCCGGTGAGGAGCGCATACCCATGCGTCTGTGGCACCAACACCTGCAGGAAATACTCCGCGATGACGTCGCTGACCACGAGACCAAAATCGTACTGGAGATTGTGTCGGACGCTGACCGCTTTCACATCGACGCGGGAGCCGTCGCGCAACGTGAAGTCTGCGTGACCGTCTCCGCCCGAATGGATGGCGAAGTTCACCGGCCAGCCGAAGTAGCGTCCGACTGCCACTTCGGCGAGCTTCCCCGCATGTTCCGCCTCGACGCGCTCAGCGGCGCTGAGGAACGACCGGCGGCGGTTAGGCTTTGTGGCGAGCATGTGCGCCACAAACGCATCGACCCGTGCGCGATCCTCGTGGGTGAGTACGACGCGGATGTCGGGCATCGCCGACATTATGTCCTGAGTCGCGCCGCGCGCGACCTCCCTCCCTCAGACGGGAGCGCGGGCGATCACCACAACTGGGACCTGTCGCAGAGAATCGCGTCGCCCACAATTGGGTCGACCGCGCCGTAGACAAACAGGGCCGTCGCGGCGACGTTGACCGGTTTCGCCTCCAGTTTGCCTTCCTCGTCAATTAACAGGAGACGCCCATCATGCGTCGCGCACACCTCAATCAGTGACGCGTCGATGAGGTCATACGCCTCGCCGATGAACGTGAAATGTTTGCCGTTCTTCGGGGTAATGTCCCTGCGCGATCCATCCGCGCGGAGAAGTTGTGCCTGTGCCATGTCCGCTCCGTATGTGCAATCGCCCGCCCGCCCGCCCGCCCTAGGCGGGTCCGAGCCGGGGCGCGCTGCCGCTCGCCAGCGCGGGGCGTGCGCTCCAGGCACGTGCCTGGCGCGTCAGAAACGCGCTGTGTTATCGCTTGTGACGTGCATTGTGGCCTATTTTCGCCGCTTTCGCGTTGTGGTTCGCCACTCCCCTCCCCCACCGCCTATGGGAGCGGAGGCCTGCGGCCCCCACTCCCCTCCCCCACCGCCTATGGGCTGTGGCAGCGTGCGGCGACTTGCGCGAGTGCCCAGAGCGCGAGCAGCCCGAGCCACAGACGCCACTCACGTGCGCGGTTCACTGATACCGCCGCGAGGCTGGCCGGTCGAAACTGTATCTATCGTAGATCGCGCGCAAGTCCCAATCCTCCACCCCGTCACGACCGCTGGAGGTGTCCCACCAACGCGCGCCGAGCACCGTCGCTAGCGGCTCCCGCGCGGCAGGCTCGCGCTCAGCCACGAGCGCGCCCTCGTCGAACGCGAGTAGCGCGTCGAGCAGTGCCAGCGCGTAGCGCGCGTCCTGCGCCTCGCTCTGTGTGTGCTGGCCGGTGTAGCCCACCGCCACATTGCTGCACTCGCCGATCAGGTGGACGAGTTCTGCCGTGTCGGTGTAAACGCCGTGCGCCAGCTGGTGTACCGGGAGCCCCGGCCCGACCAGCTGCGCCGAGAGTGACGCGGCGAAGGCGTCCGAGCAGCACCGCGAGCCGCGCTGATGCGTGATCACCTCGCCCGTCCCCGGTCGGTCCAGCGCAATCGCGTAGCGCAACCCCGCGAGCCGCTCAGGCTCGTGCGCCGCGAGCCACGAGGACCCCTCGCAACCGACCTCCTCGCCATGAAACCACGTGTAGTGGCCCGGCACCCCGGCGAAGACCATTTCCCTCAGCAGCCAACAGCCGGTCGTATCGTCCGCGCCGAGGCACGCCGCGCGCTCGCCCCGCGCCAGTGCAATCCGCCCCATCACGTCCATCACGAGCCGCTGCGGTGCGCCGACGCGGTGACAGGTGTCCGTGTGCGCAGTCCAGAGCACCTGCGACGGCGTGCCGTCAGGTTGCGACACGCTGTGGTGGAGGTTCCCACCGCCATCCTTTGTCGCCCAGTGTAGCCAACGCTGCCGCCACTCCCTCTCTGCCGCGCTCCCCGCTGGGCGTCCCACGCCGAGCATCTCCACTAGTCGCCCCAATCGCGCCGTGCGCCGTGCGCCTCGGCGACTCATCGCGTCACCACCGCCGCCGCAATCTCCAGCGCGGTCGCACCCGCATCGCATGCAGTTTGCACCGCTAGTGTTAGGGCGTTCAGCGCTTCGGTCCTCACACACGGCGGGCATTTGCCGTCCACGCACTCCTCCACGGTCCATTCGTCGCACGCCTCGCATCGTGTCGCGTCTTGACAGTCCACGCAGAACCCGTCGTTGTCAAGCGACTCGTCGATCTCCAGCGGCTGCACGGGCTCGCCGCAACAGTCGCAACTGAATGCCCGCTCGTCAGCGCATGTTTGGCAGTACCACTCCCCCGCTGCTGAAGTGATGCCCTCGTCGCTGTCTTCGAATACCTCGTCGCACTGGATACACGTGCACTGGGCGTCGTAACACCGGTCACAGAGATTATCCTCGCTGCTATCGCCCACTTCGCGTCGACAACCAGCCCGGCGACATAGTGCCGCGTGGTCGCAGACCTGTCCGTCCTGTGAACTCGTATTCACGCCCCCGCTGCCGAGCCGCAACCACTCGCCAGACGCGTCCACCTTTGCGCGGTCTGTGCCATCGACATACGGCACGGAGAGCTCCCTGTTCGGCAGGACGATCCGCCGAATCTGTGCGCCGTCAAAGCTGCTCACGCGCTCCCAGCCCTCCGCATCGAGTCTCGCAACGAGCCGGGGCTGGTCGCCATACACGCGTACGTACTGTTTGCGCTCTGGCCAGACCACAGCGCGGGCGATCAACGTGTCTTGCTCCGGCGTTGCGCCCAGCGTGCCGAGCCAAACAAGTGCAAGGTCAGAGTCCCCGTAGGCTCTGACGGGCGATGGGGTGTGACGGTCCCCGCTGATCCCGCCACTGTTCCACCGCTGCATCCACTGGCCGCTGCCGCTCTGGTAGTGTCCGGCCATGCACGAGGTCCAGCTCGTCTTGATGTTGTAGACGCGCTCGATCTCGTCCGCTGTCGTCGCTCTGTGCATCGTCGCCTCCAGCGCGGCGCGCACTTCCCCGCAAATAGCCTCGCGCCCCGCTGCATCCACTTGCGGGCAAAACTGCACGAGATACCGACAAGGGGTGATGACGTCGCGCTTATCGCGATGGCCTTTGTCGGGCGATGGCGTGTATGCGACCATCCCCTCCCGCACCCGCGACAAGTGAGGAAAATGACCCGGCGGCGCCGACTGGACGAGTGACGCGGGCGCGTGTAGATACGTCCCGTCGCACAGGCGATCTCGCTCCCGCCTCGTCCACGTGTCATGCTCCGCTGCGCTCAGGACCACACTAATAGTCTGGCCGTCAGCGCGTGCGCCCTGCGCTTCTAGCGCCGAGTGATAAACCATGCCCTTCTCAATAGGCGCGCCGATCCCGTGGACATACCACGTCATCGTGCACCGCCCTTGAGCGCGTCGAGCGCGCCCAGCGCGGTCCGGTAGAGACGGTCCGCACAGCGGACCTCTGCGTAAGTCGTCGCGTCTTCACAGGCTGCGTGATACGCCTCCGCGAGCGCCTCGTAAGCCCGCAGGTGCGCACGTTCAGCCTCGGTCAGTCGGTGGAGTGTAGTGGGTGTCATCAATGTCCTACTTGCGGTAGTTGGCGGCGATGTCCGCGCCGCGGCGGTCGGTCGGTCGAGCTGTCAAGCTACCACACTTGTGTGATGGCCGGCAAGGGAGCGACACATACCCCGCGCACAGTCAACGAGGGTCCAGGGGGTCCAAGGGCTCTGGGCACCGCACACGATGGGGCTCCACTCACGTGCTAGGCGTGCGCATCCTGGGTGCACGCCGGTCAAGTGGCAGGTGGGATTAGGGGGGTCGACCTAGATGGGTCATTCACCCTATTTGGGGGACTGCCCTCCCCCACCGGTCACTAGGCCGTCTGCCCGAATCCGAATCGCTTCGCCGTCCGAGCGATACTATATATATCTCGTCATCTCCCGCAAAATCCATGCACAACATGGATACGACAGCGGTGACAGGCCTATCAGGGCACACAGGCGGGGGAGGTGGAGGGGCAGATGTACCAAGCAGAGAAGTGGCTTTCCGGACGTGCTCGCCCAGGATTCAGTGCCAAATTTGTTCCTACACCCACATGGACACAAAAAAGAGAGGGACGACGCACTGGAGCAACCCCGACGTCAGCATGTCCCTTCCAACATTTCTGGCACTGACCCCCTACTCTTCTTTTCTCTTGTACTGTGTGTTGCCCTTCCTTCGGAAGGACAACCAGAGGAAAGGGAAGAGTGAGTGGGTAAGGCTCTCCCATGGTGTGGGAAAAGCCAGACCCGGAAAGACAACCGTCGGATGAGGGCGTCGTTGGGGTAGATGGGGCACAGGCGTTTGCCCATCCTCGTCCAGACTTATAGTGCGAACACCTGCGCACCCCGCATCGGCTCTAGTCGTATCGGGCTGTGATGCGCGTTCCGTGTCAGGGATGCGCCAGTCCGGCTCCCACCGTGAGGACTCGATGCACTGGTAGTCCTCCGTCCGTACACCACGCAGCCAGCGGTTGACCCTCCCTGCGCGGTGCGTAAAGTCTACCATAGACCGCAGGCGACAACGGGCGTATTTATGATAAGGTGACGCCACGTGTATGCGAAATAGAAATCCGACGGGACGAAAGCCTGGGGGGGTCCTCGGAAACAAAGGTGGGCGAAAAAAGGGCGAGACGGTGGCGAACCATGCCATCGCCCTGTATGCGCCGGTGCGAGAAGTTGAGTCACTGCGGCGTGCGTACCGAGAAGCGGTCTCTCGCCGGTTTGACCGATTGGTCGAGGCGCAGCTCAGCGCGGCGGAAGGCGTGACCCATATGCAGGCCCGTGACGCTAAGGGCCGATGGGAAACCGTCGTCGACCCGCAGGTGATGCAAGCGCATCTGGATGCGGGCCATGAGACCTACCGGCTGTCGGCCATTGCCCCCAGCGCGCCCATCCTGAAAGACATCATGGACCGGACATTTGGGCAACCCAAGCAAAGCGTGGACATTGAACTGAAGCCCACGTCACAGCTCAGTGATGACGAACTGAAGGCCAACATGGCGGCACTGCTCAAGAAGCTTCAGGACTAATGCCGCTGACACTCGACGAACAGGCGCTGTATCAGCGACTGATGGACGAGGCTGGACGCCGGTCGAGTGCGCGGTTCAATACCTTCTTTGCCGATAGCGGTCCCACCGCCCGTGTCCTGTATCCGCGCCACTTGGAGTTCTTTGCCCAAGGCAAGGTCTTCAAGGAACGGCTGTTCATGGCCGCGAACCGTGTCGGGAAATCGGAGGCGGGCGCGTACGAACTGACCTGTCACCTCACCGGCCTGTATCCGCCGTGGTGGGCGGGTCGTCGGTTTGAGACGCCGGTTGAATGCTGGGCGGTCGGCACCAACAGCCAGACGACGCGGGACATTGTGCAAGCCAAACTGCTGGGGTCGGTGCAGTTGCCGGGGACCGGTATGATTCCGGCGCACCTGATTCTGTCCACCATTAGTTCACGCGGTCTGCCCGGGGCGCTGGAAGGTGCGGTCATCAAGCACAGCAGCGGCGGGTCCAGTCTATTGGGCCTGAAGACCTACGAGCAGGGCCGACCGAGTTTTGAAGGCACAAGTAAGCATGTCATCTGGTGCGATGAAGAACCGCCAGCGGATTGCTATACGGAGATGTTGTACCGCACGGTGACCACGAAGGGCATTGTGATGGTGACGTTTACCCCGCTGCAAGGCATGAGCGCCGTCGTGAAGGGATTCTTGGAACCTGAGACGGAAGCGTCGGCGGAGTTCAAGACGTTCATTCAAGCGGGATGGAAGGACGTGCCGCATCTGGATGTGGATGAGCGTCGGGCCTTGATGGCGACCACGCCGCCCTACCAGATTGCGGCACGGACTGAAGGCGAACCGAGTCTAGGGTCCGGCGCGATTTATCCGATTAGCGAAAAGGATATTCTTGTCCCGACCGCGGAGATTCCCGAGACGTGGCGTCGGGTCTACGCGATGGATGTGGGCTGGAACCGGACGGCGGTGGTCTGGGGCGCACAAGACCCCGGCTCTGGGCAGATTGTGTTGTATGACGAGCATTATCAGGGGCAGGGCGAACCGGCCAGTCATGCGGAAGCGGTCAAGGCCCGTGGGGCGTGGATGTCGGGCGTGATCGATCCCGCGTCATCGGGCAGCAGCCAGATTGACGGACGCACCTTGATTCAAATTTATGGACGCCTTGGGTTGAAGCTGGACCCCGCGGTCAATGCGGTGGAATCGGGCATTACTGAGACGTGGAACTTGCTGGTGTCGGGGCGGCTGAAGGTGCAGGAGCATCTCCGCAACTGGCGCAGCGAGTTTCGGAAGTATCATCGGGACGAGCAGGGCAAGATTGTGAAGAGCGGCGACCATTTGATGGACGCCACGCGGTATCTGATTATTTCCGGGCGGTCGCAGATGCGAGTGGCGCCGACGCCGACCGCTCGTCCGTCACGGGCGTGGGCACAAAGCTCTAGCTGGATGGCGCATTAGCACATGGCACAGATTGACGACCTGAAGCAGGCACTCGACCGGTTCAAAATTGGCTCTGACGCGGATGTCGATCAGCGCCATCGCGAGGTCGATGCGCTGCGTTTTCAGGTGCCCGACCTGTGCTGGCCGACCGATGTGAAAGACCAGCGCAAGCCGCAGTTGATTGGCGGCGTCGCCATTCCGCAGCGTCCGATGTTGAGCATCCCTAGCCTCGACCACCCGATTCAGTTGGTGCTGAACGCGGAGAAGGCCGCGCATTTGGGCGTCAGTGTGCATCCGCTGTCTGATGAAGCCAGCGATGACACGGCGGAAGTCATTCAGGGGCTGTATCGGCGCATTGAAGTAGAAAGCCGTGCCGGACTGGCGCGGAGTTGGGCGTTTGAACGGGCGGTGAAGGCGGGCCGTGGCTATTACCGCGTGATTACGGAGCCAGACCCGGATAGCGACGATGCCTTTGACCAGCGCATCATCATTAAACGCATCCTCCAGCAGGGCAGCGTGGTGCTGGACCCGTTCGCACAAGAACCGGACTTTTCGGACGGGCAGTGGGCGTTTTTGACCAACGACATGCCGTGGGACACCTATAAGCGCCGGTATCCGAACAGCCAGATGGCCAGTTACACCGAGGAGGAACTGTCCACGGTGGGGACGACCACGCAGCATTGGGTGTCAGGCAGCGAAGGGGCCGCTCGTGCGGTACGGGTGGCCGAATATTACCGGCTGGAATACGAGACGAGTCGGAAAGTGCTGCTTGATGACGGGTCGGAATCGATGGAGGACGCCATCCCAGAGGGTCGGACGGCCAGAACCGGCGCAGACGCTCGCACTAAGATTGAGAAGAAGCCCATCCTGTATTGGTCGACCATTAACGCCATCGAGGAGTTGGAACCGAAGCAGGCGATGGACGGGCGCTACATCCCGATTATCCCGGTGGTCGGCCGCGAACTGATTCCGTTTGAAGCCGAACGGCGGTGGGTCGGCATGATTGAGCCGAACAAGGACGCCGTGCGTCTGCTGAACTACAGCGCGTCCAGTGCTGTCGAAATGGCGAGTCTGGAAACCAAAGCGCCGTACACGATGGTGGAAGGCCAGGAAGAAGGCCACGAGCAGGAGTGGCAACTCGCCAATGTCCGCAACTTCCCCTATCTGCGGTACCGTAACGTCAGTTTGAACGGCACCCCGGCGCCCCCGCCGCAACGCACTCAAGTTGATACGTCGCGGCTGGGCCCCAGCATGTTGCTGTTGCAGCAAGCGCGAGAGTTTATCCATGAGGGCACGGGCGCGTATGAGTCCGCACTGGGGCAGCAAGCGACCAATGCCAAGAGTGGCCGTGCGGTGCTGGCCCTCCAGAACCAGCACACTGCGGGGTCGAGCCATTTTCTCGACAACCTTGCGGAAATCAGCTTGACGTACGAAGCCAAGGTGGTCCTTGACCTGATTCCGTACATCTATGACCGGCCCGGTCGCGTGGCCCGCATCTTGGACCGCGAGGACAACGCCAAGACGGTGATGTTGAATCAGCCGTTTACCATGAATCCGCAGACCAAGCGCCCAGTGGCCGCGATGCCCCCGCCGCCGCCAGCCGCCCCGCAGATGGGCATGGGCCAGCCGCCGCAGGGTCAGCCGATGGGCATACCCGGAGCGCCGCCTGCGCCTCCACAGCGTCCACAAGGCAAGGTGCTGCATTACGACCTGAAGAAGGGCCGCTACGGCGTGGTGGTCAGTATCGGCAAGTCGTACAAGAGCCGCAACGAAGAAGGCGCGGACGAGATGGGCAATCTGTTCCAAGCGAACCCGAGCCTGTTCCCGATTCTGGGCGACATCTACCTGAAGTTCCGTGACTTCCCCGGTCATCTGGAAGCCGCCGAGCGTGTGAAGAAGATGCTGCCGCCACCGCTGCAAGCGAAGGACGACGGGCCTGATCCGCAGCAGTTGCAGCAGCAGTTGCAGCAAGCGGGGCAGATGGTTGAGCAGTTGACGAAGGCGCTGGACGAGAAGACCAAGTTGCTGGAGATGGACGGTCAGAAGCTGCAGATGCAAGCGCAGACGGCGCAGAGTGACCAGCAGGCCAAGCTGGAAATCGAGCGGATGCGGAACGAGACGCAACTGGCGATTACGGCCATGAAGATTCGCGCCGACGAAGCCGGGGCGATTTTTGCGGCGGAAGTGAACCGGGTCGGCACGGGCGCACAGCAACAGCATCTGCAACAGATGGCGGCGATGCAGGCGGGTCACGCGCAGGAACAGTCGGCGCAGGACCACATCCAGTCGCAGCAGATGGGGCAGCAGCAGGCGATGCAGGCACAGGAAGCGTCCATGCAAGACCAGCAGCAAGACGCCGCCTTATCGGCCCAGAACGGCGGGATGAACATGGAAGGCAGTCCTGAAGACATGGCCGCAGACGCCCAACAGATGCCGGAGGAAATGATATGAGTGCCGCGTGGACACGCAAGGAAGGCAAGAACCCCGAAGGTGGTCTGAACGCCAAAGGCCGAGCGTCGTATCACGCCGAAACGGGTGGCACTTTGCGTCCTCCCGTCAAATCTGGGGACAATCCACGACGTGCCAGTTTTCTGGCGCGGATGGGCAATATGTTAGGGCCAATGACCGAACCTGACGGTGATCCCACACGGTTGGCATTGTCGTTGCGGGCGTGGGGCGCATCAAGCAAAGAAGACGCCCGAGCTAAAGCCGCGGCCATTAGCCAAAGAAATAAATAGCGCAATTGACCTAACACAATAATCTAGTAATAATGACCGGGAATTAAATAGCTGACGTTCTCACTCGGGCGCGACTCATGACCGCGCCGACAACCGCCCCCCAGCGGGTGAGACGACAAGGGGACGCACGACGAAGGGGACGTGTCATCTGGCCTGAGAGCCATGAGGACCGTCCCTTTTGCGTTGTTTCCCCCCTTTTTTTGACGAGGATTATGACGACAGACGCAGGCCAGGTGACCGACGGCGACATCACGATTGACTCTAACCACGAGACCGTGGACCAAATTCAATCCGCGTTTGCTGACGATCCCATCCCCGAGTCCTCACAGGCGGCTGCATCAGCAGACGCCGTGTCTGTCGAGAAACCCGTCGAGAAACGGCGCAGTCGCAGTGAGAGTGCGTCAGAAGCGGTCTCCTCCGCCGTGGGCAAGCAACGGGCGGCAGAGCGCCGTGCCGACGCCGCCGAAGCCCGGATCGCAGAGTTATCACGTCCGGCCGAGCCTGCGCCTGCGCCCCCCGCGCACGGCAGCGAATGGGCACGATTCAAGGACATGCCCGGCGTCCCGACGGTGGACCAGTTTGACGTCTACGAAGACTACTCGATGGCGATGGCGACCTTTGTCTCGGACGTGCGAGACGAGGAGCGCCAGACGCAACGACAGGAACGCGACCAGCAGTCCCGCATCCAGCAGTATCAAACGCAGATGGATACGGCATGGACTGACCGGTTGACGGCGGCGCGTGGGAAGAACCCGAACTTGGATGCGGAGTTGAACCCCGATACGCCGATGAGTCTGCCCATGCAACATCTGGTCAAAGACTCGCCGCTCGGGATTGAACTCCTGCAGTGGCTCTCCGCGCATCCCGACGAATCTCAGCGACTCTCCACGCTGCACCCGGCAGACACCTACCGGGAAATGGGGAAACTCGAAGGCCGACTCGAAGCTGCTTCTTCTCCACGCGGCCCAGCACGAGTCGTGAGTAATGCGAGAGCGCCTATCAAGCCGCTGGGCACCTCGCCTCCTGTCTCTGACCCATTTGAGATTAGCGATGACTTGTCGATGGATGAACACTTCCGTCGCATGAATGCCGTGGATCGCCAAGCGGGTCGTTTGTAACCCTGTAATGAGGATGACTGATGGCTAATACACTCGCCACCCCGTCTTGGACGACCAAGGAAGTTGCACGAGGCTTTATCAACAAGCTCGTGTTTCTGGCCAACGTCAACCGGACCTACGATTCGCAGTACGAAATTGCTGGCGCGAAAGTCGGCAATACGGTCAATGCCCGACTGCCCCAGCGATTCACCGTGACGGACGGACAGGCGCTGCAGTTGCAGAACCTGTACGACCAGACGGTCCCGATTTCGCTGACCAACCAGAAGAACGTCGCGTTTGGCTATAGCAGCCAACAGGCGACGACCGAGCTGGACAATATCCGCGCACGATATGTGGAGCCGGGGTCTGAAGCCCTTGCCAACGCGGCTGAAGTGCTGGCGTTCAACGCGGTGTACCGCGACATCTACAGCGCCGTGGGCACTCCGGGTACCACGCCGAGCGCGACCATTACGTATCTGCAGGCGGGCGTGAAGCTGACTGACCTCTCGACTCCGCTCAAGGGTCGCGTGGCGGTGCTAGACCCGCTGGCGATGTCCACCCTGGCGAACACCACCAGCAGCCTGTTCAACCCCACGGCCATCATCTCGGAGAACTACGAAGAGGGCATGTTTGGGCGTCGGCAGTTGGGCGTCGATAAGTGGCTGCAGGACCCAGTGCGTCCGACCCACACCACCGGTACGTTCACCGCCTCGACCCCGCTGGTCAACGGCGCGAGCCAGACCGGTAGCACCATTTCGATCAACGGCTGGGCGTCTGGCGCGTCGTCCCTCAAGAAGGGCGACATTTTCACCATCGCTGGCGTGAACAGCGTGAACCCGCTGTCCTACTCGTCCACGGGTCGTCTTCAGCAGTTTGTCGTCACTGCTGACACGTCGGATTCGTCGGGTTCGATGGCGACGTTGCCAATCAGCCCGTCGATTGTAACGTCGGGTCAGCTGCAGACGGTGGATGCTTCTCCTGCAAACAGTGCGGTGGTCACGGTCCTTGGTGCGACCTCGCCTACGGCTGGGACGCTGGCGACCACCCTGTCGCCCCAGTCGTTTGTGTATCACCCCGATGCGTTTGCCTTCGTGATGGCCGACCTGATGAAGCCCGGTGCGGGCGCAGAGTCCACCACCGTGCGGAGCAAGGCTCTTGGGTTCTCAATTCGCATGGTCGAGCAGTACCAGATTGGCACGGACCAGAATCCGAGCCGGTTGGACATCCTGATTGGCGCAGCGACTATTCAGGCGCGGCTTGCCGCGAGAGTGTGGGGTTAAGTCATGGCATTGGCAACAACGACTCTGTCGGTGGCGGTCGCCCTGACCGACACCAGCATCACGGTCGCGTCGGCTACGTCTGTGGCGGCGGGACGACTGGTGCTGGTCGATCAGGAAATGATGAAGGTCATGCAGAGCTACGTGTCTGGCACCTCGGTGCCGGTCCAGCGTGGCATTGATGGCAGCGCGACGGTCGCGCACAAGATCACGGCCAATGTGACGCATGGGGCGGCGACAGACTTTGCCACTCCTTCGGCGCAGGAAGTTGTGACCTATCAGGCGTCTCGGGCGGTCGTGGTGCAGAGCATCACAGCGACCTCGACCCTGACACTTCCGGCAGCGGGAACAGACCTGCGTGTCATCCTCAATGGCACATCGGTCATTACCCTGACGGTTCCTGTTCCGACCAAGGACATGGACGGTACCACGCTGATGATCATTGGCAACGGCGCTGCGGCGCATGTGCTGACGTTCACGGGCGGGCTGTCTGGCGCGGGCGCGTCGTATGACGTGGTCACGGTCAATGCGACGGCCCCGATTGCCATGCAGTGTGTCGCCTGCAATGGTCTGTGGAATGCGTTTGCGGCGATTCCGATTGCCGGCACCGTCACGAACATCACGGGCACGGTCGCGTAATTCGACGTTACAAGAGGGGCGGCACGGTGCCGTCCCTCTCTTTTCAGAGGACACATGGCGATCATTCACAACCCCGACAGCGAGTACTCCCGCGAGATGACGAAGTGGAACACCCAGAAGCGCCATGGCGGCATGGGCGCAAATGGCTACGAGCCGTTTCCGAAGATGGTGTATCAGGCCCGTGCGCGTGAGAACGGGAAGGTCATGTGCGGCGATCCACTGGCGGCAGTCGGGGATGCGGTGGGTGAGTCGTTTGCGCGGTCCTGTCAGCAGATTGTGCAGAACCAAGAGGAATTGGACAAGTTGGTGAAGCAGGGCTGGTACGACACGCCGGACTTGGCGATGGCTGGGTACGAAGTGGCGCAGCGGTCGATGGCGGACATTGCGGCGATGCGGCATTTTACCGACCAGCGTATGGGGCAGACCGCCCAGGCGGAAGCGAAAGTGGCCGACGACGCCACACATGAACATCTCCCATCATTGCCAAGTAAGCGCAAGGCGGGACGCCCACGGAAGGCACAGGTCCAGTAAATGGCACAAGCCAGTGGCACGTTTAATCGGTCGGTCTTGATTGTCAAGAGCGACACGGTCAACTTTGATGGCAGCACGTATTCGGCGAGTGCCGCGACCAAAGCCATTCCGGCCAACGCGATCTTTGTCGGCGGTGCGGGCATTGTCGTCACGGTCTTTGAAGATGGCAGCACGGGCGCGTTCACGGTCGCGGCAGGCACCCTACTGCCCCTGAAGTGCATTCGGGTGAACAGCACGACCACGACGGCCACGCTGATGAATGCGTTGTATCAGGTCTGATGACCGTTAGTGAATTGATCACGGCGTCGATGCAGGATCTGAGAATCCTGCAAGTCAGCGAGACGGCATCAGCGAATGATGCGGCCTATGCGTTGGCACGTTTGAACGACTGGATCAATAGCATGGCGACCGAAGGGTTGACCATCTATGGGCAAGCGCGGACGACCTGGACGATTTCGACCGCGACGAGCTACACCATTGGCCCCGGCGGCGTCATCAATTGTGCGCGTCCCACTGGACCAATGGGGATCACCAATATTGGGTTTCAGGACACGAGTGTCAGCCCGACGATTGAGTACAACCTTGGCACGGCACTGACGGAAGACGCCTATGCGGGGATCGCGCAAAAAGCGTTGACCTCGGTGTATCCACAAGCCGCGTATTACA